TGTATATCCAAATCGCATTAATGAACCAGATGTAAATAGATTATCTAGGGCCGATGCTGCATATCAACATGAACTCATTAATGCTGTTCAGATTGCTCAAGCAAACACCGGTGAAGTTTCCGTGGCGCGATCTAGTTTCGCATGGTCTCTGCCAGTATCAAACACACTCAATTCCATCTATCCAAAAAATCATGTATATCAATCGGAATCTGGTCATATTAGAGAGACAGATGACACTCCAAGAAATCGTCGAATTCGTGAATATCACGCATCTGGTACATACTATGAGATTGACAATGTAGGTAACAAAACAAGTTATATCGTGGCTAATACATATACGGTTGTAGCCAATAATAGCCATGTGAAAATAATGGGCGACTGTAATCTAACTGTAGAGGGCACACTTCGAATTAAGACCGACGCAATGGATATTGAAACAAACACATACTCACTCAATATTGCTGGTGAATCCATATTCAACTATGGAGGAGACACATACAGTCGGACTGGAGCAAATACATATTCTACACGTGAAACTGGAACGGATCATACAGTAGAAAATCAACCTATTCGTAATACCGATACGTGGGATGGATCACTACCTCTATAGTTACTATAGTATCTGCACAAACAACATTGTTATTATATCAGAATTTCGTGAGTTGTCAAGTATAAATAGCATAAACCAGGAGAACTCATGGCTACTGTTACCAAAGCCGTTATCTATAGAGACTTTGACTTACGCTTTCTGGCACATCCAGTAACAGGCAAACTTGTCATCAAAAAGAACTCAGATGCGGTCAAGCAGGCGGTGAAGAATCTGATTTTGACCAACTTCTATGAGCGACCATATCGTCCAAACTTTGGTTCGTCTGTTCGTGGTCATTTATTTGAGAATTATACTGCGTTTACAGAGGAATCGCTTCAATATGGCATTAAAACTGCGCTTGAAAACTTCGAACCTCGTGTTGAACTATTAGATATAAGATTTGGTGGGAATCCCGACAGGAATGAACTAACCATTAGTATTATATTTCGTCCGATTAATACCGTTGAGAATATCACACTCAACTTGAACATGGAAAGAGTCAGATGACGGCTAACACAGCACTAAGCGTAACTGGATTAAACTTCGACGAGATTCGGCAGAATCTTAGAACATTTATTGCCGCAAAGCCAGACTTTGCGGATTATGACTTCAATGATAGTGCGATTGGTACACTTCTTGATTTGCTCGCATACAACACATATTATAACGCATACTACGCGAGTATGGCAGCATCAGAATCATTTATTGATAGCGCCCAGATGTATGATTCGGTAGTATCTCGTGCTAAGTTAGTTGGATATACTCCAGTCTCGGCGCGAGGCGCAACTGCAAATGTTCTCATTTCGTTTTCAACCACGGCAAATACAACATTTCGTAGCATTTCTATTCCAATTAATACTAAGTTTACATCTGTCATTAATAGTGTGTCATATACATTTGTTACACCAAAATCGTATACGGTTGTCGCAAATACAACGAATGGATTCCGAAGTTATATTGATTTAACTGAAGGGTATCCCGTAACTCATCGATACCTCTATACTTCATCAAATACAGCTTTTGTTTTACCAAACGTAAATGTAGATACGAATAGTGTTACTGTTACTGTGACAAGCAATGGCGACACAGTAACACATTTGCCTGTATCTGACATTCTTACAATCAACTCATCATCTAAGATTTTCTATACTGAAGCAGATAGAGATTTGAAATATAAAATCTCATTTGGCGACGATGTTTTGGGTGATAGACCAGATTATAATAGTACAGTAGCAATTACATATCGTATTTGTAGTGCTTCTGGTGGTAATGGCGCAGATAGATTTACGGCTACAGGATCAGTGGGCGGGCAAGTAAACTTCACTCTTACAACAGTTTCGCGAGCGACTGGTGGAGCATTACAAGAAAGTATTGAATCTGTTCGGTTCAATGCGCCCAAGATTTATGAAACACAGAATCGTGCCGTTACATCATCTGATTATCAGCGCATCATTCTTCGTGAGAACCAGGATCTTCAAGCTGTGTCAGTATGGGGAGGCGAAGAAAATAGCCCACCTATTTACGGTAAGGTGTTTGCTACAGTTAAGCCAATTCAAGGCACATTGATTTCAAGCGCAAGAAAAACGCAGATTAAAACTAATCTTCGAAAATATAATGTACAGGCAGTTGATCTTGAGTTTGTAGACCCAACATTCCTTTATATCATTCCTACAATTCGTGTTCAGTTAGACTTGGCGCAGACGACAACTACTCCATCTGCGGTAGCTGCAGCAGTAGCCGCACGGATTATATCCTTTGAATCAAATAATCTCAATAGATTTGACGGTAGATTTAGATATTCACGGTTTCTTGATTATATTGACGGAGCAGATAGAGGTATTACTGGTACAACAGCAGACATTAAACTTCAAAAGAGATTTCTGCCATCTATAACACAACAAAATACATATACTTTTAGATTTAATCAACAGATTATTAATCCAAAGTTGGAATCTGCCGTGAACTCAAGTCAGTTTACATATGGCGGTAATTTTACTTATCTAGACGATGATAACGCAGGTAATATGCGCACTTATTATGAAAATGGTCTCGATAAGATTTACACAAATACAAATATTGGTACAGTCGATTATGTAAACGGCGTTATTGTTCTTAAGAACTTTCTGCCAGTAGCGTATGACGGGTTGTATATTACTCTTGATGTAAACCCAATTACACAAAACTTTATTCCTGTCCGAAATCAGATTCTATTGATTTCTGATTCTATTGTTACAGTGTACGACGATACAAGTGGTAAAGAACTTGCTAAAGTTTCAACAGTATCTACTATTGGTGAAACAACTGCGACAAATGAAACTGCTATTGCTACGGTCACTTCATACTAATGGCAATCGTCGGCGCAAATGAAATCTATCGGAAACTATCGTCACAGATAGAATCTCAGTTTCCTGAGTTTATTCGTGACGATGGTCCAAATTTTGTTGCGTTTCTTAAGGCATATTATGAATACATGGAGCAAACCGGTAATGCTGGTGATGTTGTTCGTGGATTAATCGATTATCAGGATATTGATCGTACTATAGATGACTTTGTGGAATATTTTCAGCGCGAGTTTATGCAGAATATTCCTAAGAATGTTATCGCAGATAAACGTCTTCTAACTAAACATATTCGTGAGTTTTATCGAGCCCGTGGCTCACAAGAATCTTATAGATTTCTATTTCGAATTCTTTTCGATAAAGAAATAGATTTTTATTATCCAGGTGATGATATTCTTCGTGCGTCGGATGGTCGATGGGTTAAAGAGACCGTCATTCGTGGAAATCTAATTTCTGGTAATCCAGATTTGATGGATGGGCGAGAGATTACTGGTCAAACGTCGAGTGCGACGGCCCGAGTTCAAGAAATTCTTAGAGTAGTATCTCTTGGTATTGAACTGTTTCAGTTTAAAGTTGAAAATACCGTAGGAACATTTTTAGATGATGAAATTGTTACAGATGGATTTGGTAACTCAATAAAAGTATCAAATGATGTTGGCGCACTTCAGAGCGTAATCATTAACAATGGTGGAGCATTTCATCAAACTGGTGATGATGTGTCTATTGTTGGATCTATCGGCGGTGTCGCAAGTGGTATAATCAGCCAAACATCTGGAACGAGCGCGGTTAAGTTTCGTATTCAAAGTGGTGGGGCTGGATATCGTGTAGGAAATACAACAATATCTATAAGCGATACAGGTGAAACTATTCCTGCGTCGTTTAGTATTATAAACTTGTCCAATACAGAAGTTATAACTGTCAATCAAAATAGTATTAACTCTGTTAAAAATGTGGTTTTAAATACTGGCAGCACATTCGCATCTCTTGGATCAAATTCAACTACACTTCGCGCTGCGTTTGCGGCCGCAAATATAAGTTCTACTCTTACGTCAGCACTTACATTTGCAAGTTCTACTGTTGGTTCAATCAATACTATCGCTCTTTTAAGTCCAGGATATCAATATAACAGTTTGCCCGTTGTCACGGTTAAAGATAATGATATTGTGACCGCCGGTATAACAGATACGATAAGAGGCGGCATTAAGGGTGAAAACGCAATCATTGTAGCCGAATATGCGCCAGGATCAATCACATCTATTCGTATTAATACGACAGATAATGCCTTTGTACGAAATGATTCACTTACTATAACAAATCTAGACACATCTTCAGCAAATACAACAGATACATCAGCCGATACGCGCCCAGTCAATACTCGTGGATTAATTCGCAAAGGATTATTTGAACCAAATGTGGTTACAGGCGTCAAAGGCGCATACACTTTACCTGGGCGATATATCGATACAAAAGGATTTCTAAGTTGGAATAATAAACTTCAAGATAATGAGTATTATCAAGATTTCTCATATGTGATTCGTGTTCAAGAAACAATTGATAACTATCGCAATGTAATAAAGAAAACTGTTCATCCTGCTGGTATGAAACTATTTGGTATGCTTCAGGTAGATTCGACAATTGACGTTTCTCCATATATTACAGTGGATTCTTATCCAGCAAATACAAGTTCTCAAGTTACCATAGACTTCGAAGACAAAATAACAGAAACAGTATCTCTATCAGATACTAATATTGGTTTAGCGCAGTTTAAACCAAGTGTGTCTGAATCGGTTACAGCAAGTGATTCTGTAACCGGTGTTTAGATAATTTACATGATAAATCGTTATAAATAACTAATATAATAGAATGGAGAGATAGATGTCAGCAGAAAAGTTAAACTGTAATGAAACAGTAGATGTTTCTGTGAATAGAGGCGCAAGTTCAAGTGAAAGTGTCGATGTTTCTGGTATATATACCGCAGTATGTCGCGACGTTGATGGCAATGTAAAGTGGTCAGACGAATATCGAAATACCGTTACTACAGTTGGCAAGAATAGTCTACTTGATGTGTATCTTGGCGCATCTACTCAGATAACCACATGGTATTTGGGACTTATTAGTTCAACATCATATTCCGCAATTGCGGCGGCTGATACCGCAGCATCACACGCGGGATGGAAAGAAGCTGGTCCAACTTTTGCGCCAGAATATAGCGAAGGGTTTCGGCAAACAACCGCATGGTCTGCCGCGGCATCTGGTAGCAAAGCAACATCTTCTGCTGCAATCTTCACTATGTCAAGTTCTGGTACAGTTAAAGGATCTTTTCTTATTTCAAACAACGCAAAAGATGGGACCACTGGCACTCTTTATTCGGCTGGGCTATTTTCGGCTGGCGATAAGATTGTTACGAGTAGCGATACAATCAGCGTTTCATATACAGCAACAGCATAAGAATATTTTTATATGGCCGGTATTATAACAAAACGATTTCGTGCGAATAACGCAGAACAGTTCTACGAGTCTCTTAACGAGGCCGCAGCGACGAGATTGTTTATCTTTATTGGTAGAGTGACTCCATTTACAAATGAGGTCAGTCCACCTTTGCCAATAGACACAGTTCAAATTACTGAGTTTGACGCGTATCGCGATATGATTGCTATGAAGCGAGTTCAACCATCAGACGCATCATACGTCACACTAAGATATAACTGGACAAATAATACAACATATACAGCTTATACAGACACGAATGCTTCGTTGTATCCAACTTCTACGACAAGTACATCAAATACAACATTCTATGTTATTACAGAAGATAATAACATGTATAAGTGTATTGACAATAATCGAGGCAGCCGATCAACACAAAAACCAACTGGTACTGGCACAACCATCACGACTACCTCAGATGGATATCGTTGGAAGTTTATGTATAATGTATCTGCCGCAGAAGCACTTAAGTTTCTTACAACTGCTTATGTTCCAGTTAAAACATTAAGCGCAAATGATGGTAGCGCACAGTGGTCAGTTCAGCAATCCGCAGCAAATGGTGCCATTCATCACATTTCAATAAGCGCAAATGGTTCTGGATATCTAAGCACATCTAACACAATATCATCTGTAACAAATAGCACTGTTATTATTCTTAAATCTAACTCAAGTGCGACAGATAAAATCTATAATGGTTCTACGATATTTCTTTCCAGTGGACTTGGTTCTGGGCAGATTCGCCGCATTGTGAACTATGTTGGAGCAAGTCGCGCACTTACTGTCAATGGTTCATTTTCCACAACACCAAACACATCGACAACATATATCATTGGTCCTAATGTTGGTGTTCGTGGCGATTCTGGTTCAACTACGGCAACTCGCGCAAGCGCATATGTATCTAACTGCTATGCGGGTCAAGTTCGTAAAATCACAATCATTTCTACTGGACTAAATTATTCTACAGCAAACGTAGTTATAACTGCAAACTCAAGTTATGGTACTGGCGCAATCGCAACTCCAATCATCTCACCTCCTGGTGGCCATGGCGCCGATGCTGTCGGTGAATTTGCTGCTCATAATGTTATGTTGAATGTTAAACTTAGTGGCGCAGAATCAAATACATTTCCAACCAATAACGAGTTTCGTATGATTGGTCTTATTCGTGATCCAAAACTTCGAAGTGGACCAGCAGCAAACGCATCTGTTATCGATCAATGCTCACGTATAATCGTAACAACACTTAATGGTGATTTAACTCAGGATGAAATAGTTACAGGCAGCACAAGTGGCGCAAAAGCACGATTTGTTAGATTTGCTAATACGAATACTGCTAAGACCGCTGGTATTGTCCGAGTTATTCGAGTGACAACAAATGGAACTGGTGGAACATTTCGTGTTGGAGAAACTATTACTGGCTCAACTTCAGGTAGAACTGCTACAATCGCGTCATTTATTAAGCCCGCGCTAAGAGAGTTTACCGGAGACGTTATATATAATGAGAACCATACTTACATTACTCGCGGACCAGATCAAACCGAAGATATTAAAATGGTGGTAAAATTCTAATGGCATCAGAAGCAAATACAGTAACACTCTCTACTAATCTTAATGTCAGTCCATATTATGATGATTTTGATGAAACAAAGAACTATCATCGGATTCTATTTCGACCAGGTTTGGCTGTTCAGGCTCGCGAACTTACGCAGATGCAGAGCATCCAGCAGAATCAGATTGATCGATTTGCTGAACATATTTTCAAAGAGGGATCAAAAGTTCGCGGATGTGAAGGCGAATATGATCAAAAGTATCTTTACGTAAAACTTCGAAATAGCACATCCACTGGCGGCACGGTAACTGTATCATCTCTCGTAGGCAAAACATTAAAGGGAACAACTTCTGGTGTTCGTGCTATTGTATTAAATGCCACTGATGGCGCAGAAGCAAATACACCAAACTTTAAAACTATATTTGTCAAATATACAGCAGCAAATACAAATGGCACAAGATATTTTGCTAATAATGAAATCCTCACAGCAGTTGATGGATCTGGTTTAAGTGCCAACACGATTCGCGCAAATCAGGGTGGCGCAGGTGGTCATGGATCAGCATACACTATAGCATCGGGTATTGTTTATGCTAAAGATCATTTTATTCGCGTAAATGAACAAACTCTCATTCTTGAAAAATACAATACAACTCCATCATATCGTGTTGGATTAAATGTAGTTGAAAGCATCATCAACTCAGATAGTGATGATACACTGTTAGACCCAGCGGCTGGCGCATACAACTATGCAGCACCTGGCGCAGATAGATTGGTTCTTACACCAACTCTCGCAAAATATTCGTTTACTGATACTTCAGCAAATAACTTTATTGAGTTGCTTCAAATCAAAAATGGCATTGTACAATCGATTGCCGAGACAACTGAATATTCTAAGATTCGCGACTATATGGCAAATCGTACAGCAGATGAATCTGGTGATTATATCGTAAATGGTCTTCAATCTATTCTTCGAGAACATCTTGATACTGGGTCAAATCGAGGCGCATTTACGACAGGTAATGGTGGCGACTCAAATAAACTCTACGTCGAAGTTTCTCCAGGTAAAGCATACATTCAGGGGTATGACCTTAAGACGATTATATCTAAGGGTGTTGCTATTGATAAGGGAATTGATTATGCGTCTGTAGCAGACGTTTCTGCTATTGCGGATTATGGCAACTATGTGTTGTGCGATAACGTCGCTGGTCTATGGGATCTTAATGGGCAAGACCGAGTATCATTATATTCATCGCAAAATAATGCTGTTAGTGGACTAAACTATTCTCTTACAGCGGCTGCTGGTTCTGCTATTGGTACCGCAGTTGTTCGTGCTATCGTATATTATTCTGGTACTGTCGGTCTGCCAAACTGTATTTACAAAATATATTTGGCTGATATTCAGATTACTACAGGTGGTAAGTCATTCGCAAACACACAAAGTATTGTATTTTCATCTGCGACAGCAAATGGTAAAGCAGATATCGTTGGTACTTCTGGCGACGGCAGCACTGCATCAACATTTGATACTTCATATGAACGCGGTGTATTTTTAACACCAGCAAGCAATGTCAAACGACTTCGCGACACAAGTGGTAATGTAAATACCGATTGGCAGTTCATCAAGACATTTGATCTATCTCTTAATAATTTAGGTGTTGGTACAGTAACATCAGGTGAAGCCTCAGAAACATTTAGTGGCTCTGGTGTTCAATCTGATACTATTGCTACAACTGATTATATTGTTGTGTGTAAAACTTCTGCTAATACATCAGCACTTACTGGCACAATTGCTATCGACGTTAGCCATTCAAATACAATCATTGGAACTGGCACGGCCTTTACAACACAAGTATCAGTTGGCGATGTTCTTGACATTTATCAGGGATCAAATAATCGTAATTTCTTAGTTACTCAGATTGATAGCGCAACACAACTTCGTGTGTTAAACACACCAACATTTACTAAATCAGGAATGCCGTTTGCAAAACGTTTTAATCCCGGTCAGCTTATCAATATGGCAAGCGTTGGACGCGATGGTAATCGGTCAATCAACGTCACATCTGCTACTGGTATTACTATTGATTTAAATGAGACGTTTAACTCGCCAGCAACTATTACTGGTACAGTTATCGCAAAGATGAATAAGTCCAATGGACAAGAAGCAGCTAAGATAATTGCCAGAGATCGACTCGTTCAGATTCGTGTTGGTGCTGGTGGCGGCACATCATATATCGCCAATACAACTGGTCCATGGCCACTTGGTCTATCAGATGGATTTCGACTTGTTTCAGTTCGACAAAAATCAGGATCAAACTTTGCTTCAACAGGCGAAGGTACAGATGTAACAACTCACTTCACTCTGTCTTCTGGGATGCATGATCCTCTATATGAACACGCACAACTGCTAAAGAAGTCCAGTAGTTCATTGGCTATCGCAAGTGGTGATAGATTTCTTGTGAAGTTCGATCACTTCACTCATAGTTATTCTTCAGGTGTTGGCTTTTTCTCAGTCGATTCATATCCTGTAAATGACGCAACGGCTGGATCAGATACATCTAAGATTTACACATATCAGATTCCTGTATATGTGTCACCTGAAACTGGTACCGCAATCGATTTGCGAAACTCAATCGATGTTCGCCCACGAATGACAGATACCGCAAATACTGTCACGACACTTACAAATATCTCTATTAATCCAAAACTATCTACTTCAACAGACGAACCATCTGGCGGTCTACGTTTTCCATATCCTGGCGAAAACTTCTCTATGGATCTAGATTATTATCTAGCCCGTAAAGACCTTATAACAATGGATGTAAATGGAAGAATCAACTCGGTTCGCGGTACACCAAACATTAAACCTGCTGCGCCAGAAGTGCCAAAGACTACAATGGATTTAGCCACTGTGTTGGTTTCACCGTATCCTTCACTACCCATATCTGTCGCAATTGCGGCTGGTCGTCAAAGTATGGCTTGCGGTGTGTTTCCTGCTCGCCACGAACGATATACTATGCGAGATATTGGAGCAATCAAAGATCGTGTCGATCATCTTGAATATTACACATCATTGAATATGCTCGAAAAGAACGCAAATGATTTGAACATTCAAGATGCGAATGGTCTAGATCGTTTCAAAAATGGTATGCTTGTTGACGCATTTACTGGCCACGGCATCGGTAACGTCCATGATTTAGACTATAAGATTTCGATTGATTCAAAGAAAGGCGAAATGCGCCCACCGTTCAAGTTAGACTTCTTAACTCTTGAATACGATTCTTCATCAAGTGGTGTGGTTCGCACAAACGTAACTGTTGCTGGCATATCTAAAGATCAAACAGTAGCAATCTCAAACTCACAAATCACGTTTACTGCTGGTGAAACTCTTACATCTGGAGCATTTACCGCAACACTTCGCCATCAAACCGATGGGCGACTCTATATTGAAAATGCGACAGGCAACTTTGTTGCGTCTGCAAGTGTGTCTGGCGGTACTTCTGGAAGAACCGCGACAATCTCAACGGTTGTCACAACTACTATTGGTGAACTAATCACACTTCCATATTCACATGAAATCCTAGTCAATCAACCATACGCAACAACAACCCGCGTCGTTGCTGGCGCAAGTTGGAAGTTCGTGGGTCTATTGACACTTGATCCAGATAATGACTTCTGGGTAGATACTACACAAAAGCCAGATGTCAATATTAACTTTGACTTGAATGTTGACGCATGGATGCATGTCGCTTCATCTTGGCAGACCGCATGGGGCAACTGGCAAGACGTTATCGGTGGGCGCCAAGAAACAATCACTGGTCAACGATTAGTGTCACAAGGACAAAGCATTCTTGGTAATGATATTATTCAAACCGATTTAGTTCAAGACGTTATCGCAGTCTCAAATCAACAAAGTCGCGCTGGTGTTCAACCAACATTAGTTCCATACACGCAGACACAGCGCATTGGTAATCGTATCACTGATATCAATATTCAACCATACATGCGCTCTCGCAGCGTTCGCTTCACCGCACGTGGTATGAAGCCAAGTTCAAGATTATATACTTTCTTTGATGGCAAAAACGTTGGATCATATGTTACACCAACAAACTCATCATTTGCTAACACAGCAAATGAGAGTGGACGCCTAACATCAGATACGTCTGGTAATGTATATGGTATCTTCCGTATTCCCGCAGATGACTCATTGAGATTTTATACTGGGGCAAAGATATTCCGTCTAACAGACAATCCAACAAATGTAGATGGACTTGGACTAACAACTAGCGGAGCAGAGGCAGTATATACTGCGTCTGGTCTAAACACACAACAGCAAGATGCTGTCATTACAACTCGCGGCGTTCAGTTCACAAATGCCGATGTCCATGAATCTCAGGTTGTTGGTTCTACTGAGTTCGCATCGCGTGGTCTCCAGCAAACAGTTGTCGGGCAAGTGCCTCAGGCAACCGGTGGTGGTCAAGCCGAGGGTGATCCAATCGCGCAGTCGTTCTTGGTAACACCTATTCAAGTATCTGGTGTATCTGGCTCTGGCATGTTTGTGACAAAAATCGACTTGTATTTCTCACGCAAAGATTCGACTTATCCAGTTACTGTTGAACTTCGTGAAATTATCAATGGTGCTATGACTGGTAATCTCGTGCCATTCTCTCGCGTAACCATATCATCTGCAGATGTAAATGTAAGCGATGATGGTAGCGCAGCAACTCCATTCTACTTCTCGGCTCCAGTGTATTTGTTGGCTGATAAAGAATATGGATTTATTGTTATTCCTGGTGCTGCTTCGCCTGAATATGCTGTTTATACTGCTAGATTGGGCGATATTGATATTACGACTGGCAATCGAATCGTAAGTCAACCTGCTACAGGCGTTCTATATGTGTCTTCGAATGATACTGCGTTCAGCACCATTCAAGAAGAAGATATTAAATACACTCTATATTATGCGAAATTTACTAAGACAGTTGGTACCGCAGTATTGAAGAACGAAGCCCGTGATTATATGACACTTTCAAACGTGTCATCTACATTCACTAAAATGGGTGAGACTATTCATGGCGAAACTCTACTTTTTGGTACCTTCGCTAATACCAAAGCAGTCAATGCCCACGTTACATATGTTCAGGGTATGGTGTCTGGCGCAACTGGTCGTGTTCGTGAATATACTTCTGGTGTTAGTGGTAACATTAAAATCTATAGCGTATCAGCCACTAAGTTTAAAGGCGGTGAACGTATTCGCATTCGAAATACAAATGCGACGACTGGTGTTATTGTAGGCAACTCAACTGGTGTTATCGTATCTGCTTCGTATCCTATCGGCACAATGGAATATTATGACGCAGTAAACTTCGCAAATACTCGTGTTCATTTGACGAGCGTATCATATGCAAATAGTGGTTCAACAACATTGAATCGCACATTTATTCCAAATATGTACATCACTGGTCAGACCGATGGATATTATGCGAAAATTATGACAATGGATAAGTTACAGTTGGATGTAGCCAATCTTCGTGGTGACGTATTGCTACCATCAAATACATCACTAGCATATGCTGGTAAGTTTGCTACATCAGATTCAACTCGTGATAGTTCATATATTGGTCTAAATCTAAATGATGATATGGAATTTACTGCTCCTCGATTTGTTCTTAGTCGGTCAGTCGAATCCAATACTTCAGCATCTAGTGCAACAATGGCAGCCAATAAAAGTGCTGAAGTTAAGATCACACTTACCAGCAACACGATTATTGGTTCACCTGTTGTTGATACTCGCCGCATCTCGCTTATCACAGTTCAAAATCTAATCAACTCAAACGTGGCAATAGCCAGTTCTGAGGATGGTGCTCTATCTGGCGGCAATGCTCTTGCTCGGTATATTACTCGTAAAGTAACACTGGCTGAAGGTCAAGACGCAGAAGATGTTGTTGTGTATCTTGATGGATATAAGCCAAGTGGATCAGATATTGTAGTGTATTATAAAGCAATTCATGCCGACGATTCAGATGGATTTGATAATGCTCGCTGGATTCCAATGAGTCTTGAAACTGCTACAACACAAGTATCAAGTTCTGTTAATACGAATGACTTCCGTGAATATAAGTATATCGTATCAACATATGATAATGTGTATCGGTCTGGCGCAAATACTGTAAACTCGGGCATTCTAGAATATCGGAATACAACTAACAAAGCAAGATTTGTAGGATATAAACATTTGGCAATTAAGATTGTTCTTCAAAAAGACACATCAACTCAGCCGCCACGTGTTCGCAATCTTCGTATTATCGCATTGCAAAGATAATGTTACTTAAAGTAAAAGATTCTTCAAGTTTAGTCCGCGATTCAGAATCAAAGGCTATATTGAATACAAACTTAGGATCACTTGAATCTTATCGAAAGAAAAGATCGGCTCATGTTGATATGATAAACGCCATAGAAGATATAAATACACTTAAGAATGAACTTCTTGAAATTAAATCTCTATTAAAATTTATTGTAGATCAAAACCAAAACCAATATAAATAGAAAAGTAACGTAAGAGATATTGTAGATTATAAATAATATAAATAGAACCACAAGTACCAATCGCTAATAAAGGGTAGGATTCATAAATGGCAAAAATCGCTAACGTAGCACTCTCAAATACATTTGATACTTGGCGGACACGATCAAATCAAACGTTTGATCGATTGAGTCAGTTTGCTATCAACAATTCAAGTCTATACGCAAACACAATTACTGCTAATAACGTTCTTAAAGCAACTGGTAATACGGTTTTAGGTGCTGCTGGTAAGCGCACTATTGTAACTGGTCTATTATCTGCTAACGGTCGAGTAACTGTTGGTACAAATCTTGCTGTAACTGGTAATACTACATTATCGGGTTTAATTGCTAACGGAGCACTTGGTACATCTAACTTCGTCCTTCGCACTAACGGCACATCAGTATATTGGGCACCAGCCGGTTCGACAACTCAGTATCTAGAAGTTGCCAATGCTGTTTCTACGTTTCAGACAAAGGCAACAGAACGCGCAGCACTAGCAAATACAAATGCGTTTATCGCAACAAAAGCGTCAACATCAAATCCAACAACTTCTGGTCTTCTTGCACATACTGGTCGCGCAACAATCAGTACAAATCTTGCTGTAACTGGTAATACCACATTAACAGGCACCGTCAACAAGGTCACTATCACGGCACCGGCCACAGGGTCTACATTGACGATTGCCGATGGCAAAACGCTCACCATGTCGAACTCTCTGACGCTGGCTGGCACCGACTCAACCACGATGACGTTTCCGGCATCGAGCGCCACCGTCGCGGGCCTAAGTATTGCTCAGTCGTTCTCGGCGCAGCAACGCGGTGCGATTTCGACGCTTACCGATGGAGCAACGATTACGCCCGACTTCTCGCTGGGCAACAACTACGCACTGACGTTGGCTGGGAACCGCACGTTAGCAAATCCAACAAACTTGACGGCTGGGGCGACCGGCTCAATCTTCGTATCGCAGGACGGCACCGGATCGCGCACGTTATCCTGGGGGTCGTACTGGGATTTCGCGGGCGGAACCGCGCCGACGCTGACGACGACCGCCTCCGCTGTTGATCGCATCGATTACGTCGTGCGGACGACGACCTCGATCCACGCCGTCGCAACTCTGGCCTACTCGTAAGATGTCGCTCTCATATACCAGCATCCTCGCGGGCGCGTCCGGGCAATCTGGCGGCTACGAGATCGACTACTCCGCCATGTTCAAGGCTGCGAGTAGCGCGTATCTGACGCGGACACCCGCGTCGTTCACTAGCAAGCGCATCTTGTCCATAGACTTCTTTGTAAAACGTGGCGCGCTTGGAACCGCTCAGGCGATCATTAGTAAGGAAGGCGCGGCCAGTTCTATCGGGCTGGAGATACAGTTCACGGCTGCGGATAAGCTAAACGTCACCTGCGAGAATGGTGTCGGCGGAAATACTATTCTCCGCACAACGACACAGGTTTTTCGTGACCCCGCCGCAACACTTCACTTCCATGTAGATATTAACTCGGGGTTGACGACAAATAGCTCCTGCTTGATCTACTTAGATGGCGTCCAGATAACTTCATTCACTTCAACGACGAACCCCGGTTCTGCCGTTGACTTAGGGTTAGACACCACACACGCATTTAACATTGGTCGTAGGT